TTGCATACAGTAACCAACTGCATCACCAGAGATTTTACGAATCTTCACTTCAATATCTAATGTTCTCATACGAGGCATCAAAGTATCTATCATAGCATAAACTACCTTCTGAGCAATATCTCTTTGATATTTCTTACCACCAGTGACTTCTACTAAATTCATATTATACAGTCTCCACAATACAACCGAATGTCTCTCTAACGACAAAGGTAAATTCAGTACCTTCTGCCATCTCATTTAGAACCATACTCTCTTCCTCAGCATTACCTAAACACTGATGAGTAGCAACAGTGACAGGGGCTCTTTCTGGATGACATTCCAGAACTACAAATCCCTCAATTGGGTCACCAACATTATTAAACATATCTAACCTTCTTTCTCTATCTTATGTGGCCATTATACCTGTTATAATAACAAATGTCAAGAGAAAAAGACAAAAAAAAACCCTTGAATTTCAAGGGTTTATAAATTAATTGGAGCGGATGGATGGTAATGCACCATCTTCTATTGGTTGGAAACCGATTGTAATACTTTTATACTACATCCGCCTAGTTAATGGTGGCAGGGAATCTTGAGAGAGATTTGAGAGAGAGAGGTATCCCCACCACCATTATTCTTATAATACCCTAAAGGTATTGATTTGTCAAGACATTTCCAAAGCTTCTTTTGTAGTTTCTTGAACTCTTCGTGTCCAACCTCTACCAAAGGTTTCAAATGTTTTTAGTTTTTCATAATACTCTTGACGGTTTGCCTGAAAGGTTTCAATTGCATATTTCAATCCTTCATTCTCTACAAAGGCAGCAAGTGCCTTTAGAGTGTTTGGGCCGATACCACCATCAGGTGTTGAACCAATCATTCTCTGTAGATATTTTGCACTTCGTCCTGTGCCTGCATTGACGCCAAAGTCAAAAACACATAAGTCCAGTCCAGATGGAATGTCATCACATTTCATTCTGCCCCAATAGTTCTTTTCATAGATAGGCGCAACGTCCTCAACCAAAAGGTCTTTCATATCCTTCTCACCACCAAAGTCTTCATAAACTCTTTTCGTGACGCCGAGGTTCGTCTCGCCGCCTGGGTCTTTAGGATGGTTTACATAACCACCTTCGTGATGGAGAATCATCTCCAAACAGTGTTGATAGTTTTCTTTCATTTAGTTATTCCTTATGAAATCATCGTTCCAATTGAACGCTTCTTTTACGACTGCCGCAGACAGTCCTTTATATACCTGATGCAGTTTCTTGTCTTTTGCGTTGACAACCATTTCTGCTTCAGATTTATGAAGTCCTTCGAGCATCTGAATAAACAGTGTCTCTTTCTTTGCACGAGGTAACGCTGGGTCACCACCTTTAATAAAACGATAGAGTTTCTTACACTCTCTTCGCATCACATTATGTTCAGTACCAATCGGTGCTTCATTTGCTTGATATGGTACTGCACCTGACGGCATCTCCCATTCAATGTTAGGGTCGAATGATGATTTGATAACCATCCTCAAAGGTTCAGTATCAAACTCTTGTAAGATAGCAACCTTCTTGTCTTTAGTTTTTGCTTTATGCACCTTATCCAATACTTCAGATAAAAGTGGCGTGTATGTATTTTGAACCATATTAAAAGTCTCCAATGTCGTTCATAAGATTTTTCAATCTTTTATTAATAAAATAATTTAGTAGTTTTGACCGTTCACCTTTTGGTGGTTTTCTATAGTCTTCTAGAATCCGTTCCTTCAAGTCACTTGGGATATACTCCAAATCAATTAGTGTTCTGTTCCGTTGATAGTTACGAAGCATATCCTCAGTACAAAAATCTTCTGGAGCAAGGTCAATCCAAACTGCAAGTTTCTTTTTAGTCAAAGGTTTCTGTCGCAACTCATTTACAAAGGTATCATCAGATGATAAGAAGTTTGGTACTCCATCACTTCTGTCACCTTTTAGAACGTGTTCCCTAATATATATGTCTGGATTAATGTCCTTAACAAACTTCTTCAACACAGGCGAATATTGTTTCACAAAGTTGTGTTTTTGCAACTGAATGAAGTCCTTATCACCAGACAAGATAAGCACCTTCTCAAATTCTGTAGGTGTTACGGCAATGTGCTGTACGACTGCAGCAATGCAATCATCTGCCTCTGCACCCTCTACTTCTAGAACTTTATATGGAAAGTGTGTTTTAATTTCATCTCTAATGTTATTTAGAGTTTCAAAGATTGTATTCCAATCAAGTCCAGAGTTTGCCCTGTCCTTCTTACGATTGGATTTGTAGTTGGGGAAGTAGTCTCTTCTCCAATACTTCTTGCTGTCATAACAAAGTACTAACTCACCATATTCACCTTGAAATCTAGAACGGTACATCCGAATAGAATTCAATACCATATGACGAACTAAATCTTCATCAACCTCGTTCTGTTGCTTAGAGCCTATCTGCATCATTAGATTACTGATAGTCACTTGGTTCATATCAACCAATATCATAGTATTTCACCTTATATTTCATATTATTATATATTAGTCTATAATTACCCAAATGTCAAGAGATTTTAGCAATCTTTATCTAAATCCTCATCATCCATACCAACAAACTCTGCGAGCGAGTCAATATCAAAGGTAGTATATAAACCATCCTCATCATCTTCATCAGTAGTTACAAACATTCCAATAAGGTGTTGCATGGGATGTCCCATACCTAAACCTCTATAGATTATCGATTTTACTAATTCGATTGTAAACCCAATATCACGAATGAACTCAGCGTCTTTGGTATCAATACCATTCTCGCCAAGATTGTGAATGAGATTTACTACCAGACCTTCAGTCAGATGTTCAGCAAACTTCAAGTCATCGTGCATAACTAATGCTTTATTATCAATTTTGATATTTGCATCTGGGGCACTTCTCAAAGGAAATTGCACCACATTACTCTTTGGGCCATTATCATTCATTTTCCATTTCCTTTGTCCAAGTTTCTTGGATGTCTGGATACCAAACACCAACACTTCTTTTTGGTGTACCGTCTGGGTGATATGCCATGACTAAACAAACTGTCTTACATTTATTCTGTCCATGTTCACCCCAAAATAAGTCTGTATAGATTCCAGACCGTAAGTAGGTTTCTAGGTTACGAATGTAACCAGAGATACTAGCGACTTGTGCCTCTGCACCTTTTACCTTACGGCGTAAATCACTTCTTGCAACAGACAGTAATTCTTTTTGTGTCTTAATCCACTTCTTCACATTGATGTGACTCCATGCATCTTCATCGCCTCGGGCGAGAACATCTGGGTGGATTGATTTATATTCTGGGGGATTTGCAGCGAGACGTTTTTCTCGTGCAATCGCAAGTCGTTCCCCTGCTGCTTTCTTCTGTTCAGCAGACATTGGTTTACGAGTTTTACGTTTCTTTGGTAGGGTCTTATCACTCTCAATATTAACGGCACGTGCCATTTTGTCACCTCTTTAATAACCTAGTTCATCCATTCGCTTCTGCATATTTCTTTTGTACCTACGAGTTGCAGCAGCTTTCTCTTTACGTCTTTTTGTACCACGAGACTCATAGTAAGTTCTTTCTCGTAGTTCTTGAAAAAATCCATCTCTCATAAGACGTTTCTTCAATACTCTCATTGCACCATTCACATCACCGTTGCGAACCATTACCGTGGTGCCACTTAATGGTTTTTCACTTTTTTTCTTGTACTTCATTATATCCTTCTGTCAAAGTTAAGTTTGGCCTGCCCTGCAAGACTCGAACTTGCGACCCACAGCTTAGAAGGCTGTTGCTCTAATCCAACTGAGCTAAGGGCAGAATAACTCAACTGGCGTCCATCTCTTTTGCCATCTGTTCGATGTTCATCGGAGGCAGACTTTTATCAAACTCTTCCAATCCATTTAGGAAAGAGTTGATATCTTCTAGTGGCACTTGTTCTAATGCTTTTACATCTGCCACTGTTATTATATAGGACTCTACCGAAATCGGTATTTCTTCATAGGTAGAGTATTTATACACATTACTCATAATAACCTCTTACTTTTGGAAACGTACAGAATACTGTCGCCCATTGTGCATGAATGTTGCAATACTGTGTGAGTAGACCTCTACACGAGTTTCGTTGTATCGTGTTTCAATACTACAAACTTGTCGAGAACCACCAGTGGCAGTTGAATTGTTGTGACCAATAACTCCACCAAGTATTGCACCAATATTACGATTGTTCTTACGGTCTTTACCATTACCAATCTGGTGTCCAATAATACCACCAATGATAGCACCACCTAGTGTATCACCAGTTTTGTCACCACTGTAATGTTGTTGACCACAGACTTCTACTTGATAAGGCATCTGTTGAATAACAGTCTTATTTACATCTTGCACAGTTGCAGCAAACGCTGATGTTGATGCAAGTACCATACCTAATGTCATAATAGTTTTTTTCATAGTATTACTCCTTAATTTCCATAACGAATTTTCCAGTTCCAAAGAGTTCGTATCCCTCTTTGCACTCTGTGATTTTTACGTTGGCCTCCAACGCAGCACACATTTCTTTGGCCGCCTCTATTGCGGCACCGATGTTTTTGTAAATCATAATTAATCTCTCACTTTCAAGTATATAGTATCACAGTTAGATAGTTTTGTCAATAGGTAAAATCTCTTTTTCACCAGTTTTTTCACATTTTTTTACTTTAATCATGTTGTTCTTTTCAAGCATATTAAAGGTGTGTTCTACAATGTCTTCAACTTTTTCCTGCTTACCAAGGTATTTACCAAAGTAAAAGAATATAGCAAGAAATGAAGTGGCAAGGAATGCCTGTTCAAAGGGTGTCATCTATCGCTCCAATATAACGTAATCGCCAAAGTATTTATCGAATACAGAGACAAGGTTTTCATAATCGCCAGTAGTCATCTCATCAACGATTTCCTTACCATTGAACCCCAACTGTTTAGCAAGGTTTGTGGCATTCGCCATCAAAGAAAATGCATTCCCTTCTGGGCCTGTTAAGTCGATGATGTTTTCACGAATTTGTTTTTCTCTAATCATTATGCAGCCTCCTGCTGTATCCATCGTTGAAGGGTAGGAACATCAATTCCTAGCGAATCAGCAAGTTTTAATTCTTCCTCAATCGTTTCCTTTTCCATTTGTTTTTCCCACTCTTCTTCTCGTTTCATTGTGTCACAAGCATCTTCGATTTCAGCATCTAACTCTTCATCTGTCATAGATGCAAAATCAAGTGAACGGGCATAACTCTTACTGTATGCATCAGCAACACAGTAATAAGCAGACTCTTCAAGTTCAATCCGATTGAACTCAGCAAGAGTACCAGAGGGA